GGCCATCCTGTCCCCATTCCCTGCAAATATCAACAGCCGCACTGAGACGCTCAGTCCAGGCTTTGATCTGTTTAATACCAGTCTTACCTTGCTGTATGAAAATTCCTTTATCAAGAATCTGATTCCAGTTCATTTTAAGAACATCAGAAACCCTTGCAGCGCATAGATACGCAATTTCCATCGCGGCTTTAACTGCAGGAGTCGCATGAGTGAAGATAGCAATGTACTCTTCATCGGTTATGTAGCGGTCGCGCTGGGGTTTAGGAAACTTATCGACACCAACACACGGATTACCTGGTACATAACCACGCTGATACCCCCAGCGGTATACACGAGACATTGAACTATGCTCGTGATTAGCCTGAACACGGCTTCTTTTACCACGTGCATCCATGTAGCGCCGGACGTGTTCAGGTTTAATGGCCTTTGCCTCTGCATCGCCGAAAACCGCTAACAAGTATTTTTCATGTGCCAGGTAATCTTTTTGTGTCCTGGGGGCAAGGTCTGCATAGTCAGCACTATTTAAAAATTTTTTCCACAATTGTTGAAAGGTGAGTAGTTTCTTTCGACCTTCAACGACTTTCTCGTAAGCTAACCAAACCTCCGCTTTAGAAGCGTTTGCTGGGGCTAGATTCTCGGTAGTACCTCCTGGCTTCCAGTAGTAACCGGAAGGGCGGAAAAACACACCCTTCGGCATCCACTCATTACCAGGCGCTCTTTTGCGGCCCATATTATCTCTCTACAGCGTCAAAGTTCATGCCTGGAGTAGGCATATGGCCTGCTGGTGGAAGTATGCGTTGTACGGGATGGTTAATATGAAACCAGGTCGTTTTGATTGCTCCGTCCCGGCGTTCAATAAAAAAGATCCCGTTCTGCGTTAATACCTCTTTCTGCAGTGACTTTTGGGGCGAACCCGTGGCCTCTGTCAGTTCTTCATCAGTCAGGAAGCGATCGCTCATGAGTTGTTCTCCACTGAACCAGCTGCAACCGGTTATTTATTACTGCGATTTTAATTTAATGAGACTAAAAGCCATGAGAACTTCTAGACTATATCTTCTATAAAACTTAACAAATCCACAGTAGAACACGTAAAGAATAAATAGAGTTATGAATATTGATAAGTAATTGTATTTATGAGTGTCATTATCAAAGAAAGTCAAGGCTAACGCTAAAACTGAAATCCAAAAATTAAGCAAGAAAATGAAGCAAACATTTCGGCAAAATCCATAAAGAGCAACGTAATTTTGTATTTTACTCTGATGGGTTTGAGAAAACTCATATGCAGAATGATAGGCGAATCTGAACAGATCACCATCTAAGTATTTGCTTTTATGTAAGCTTATGCCTAGGTTATGTTCATACGATTCACTAACTTTTTTCCACAGGTTCTCTGCTAGTTTTTTTGGCAATCCTCTGGAGTAGCAAAACTTAAATGTACACAGGTCAAGAAACATGATCGGTGAAGTAATTACCTTGATAATAAAGTTTCTTATTTTTTTCGTTTTATCGATTTTTCTTTTTTCAGTATATTTATCATTTATATTTTCAAATAAATAAATAGATGGATAATTGAGTGATTCATTCATGTATTTCTCAATAAAGAAAGCTGATAGAATAGATACAAAGTGACCAGAGATATATGATGATACTATTAATGAAGCGTAACCTAATAGACTAAAAGCATTAGGTTGTGTGTTTATGAATTTAACTATCTGCATAGCAGGTTCTAACTCGTATGTAACTCCTACGAAATAAAGTAAGTAAAGGAATAAACCTCCTGGTATTAAATAACCTAAGAAATCATAAAATGAAAATGGATTTTGATTCATTATATACTCCATTTGTTGACTTTCTGATAAAATGATATGAAACTGATTTTAAAGGTTTTTTTGACTTTCAGGCGATTTACATGATCTTTTCTAGCTTCTGTTCGCTCAATATTTCATCTTCTTCTTCAAGAACTATACTATGCACAGTTAGTGATTCAAGTTCATCATTTTTCCCCTCATCCTTCAACAATTCTTAGTTGCTCAATTGCAAATTGCGCCATAGCATCAAGTCTTTGGTTCATAGCCATCAGCATTGACGTAGCGAGTAACTTCTACATCATAGAAAGTTTCAACCTCGACATGACCCACAAAGCACTCAGGCTGAATGAATTTTCAGCGCCACATTCTCCGCAGCCAGCTGCCGTACCTTTTCAGGCAAACCATCAGGGCAATTATGGTTACCGTTTTTACTGCGCGACCAGGAAAAGCCGCAATCAAAGTGAAACACGTCTCCGATCTCTTTTATGTTCATGCTGTCCACCATTCAATAAACATGCAGATAACAACGGTTACTACGGCAACCAGCACCCAGCAGATCACATCGAACAGGGCGGCGAACCGACACAGGGTGTATTTGCTGTAATTCTCAGGATCAATATTCATTTCGCCTCCCCAAGCACCCAACGGAGTGCGCTCGCATACTCACCCTCGGCAGATTCCAGGGCTTTAGTAATTTCTTTGCGGGTTTTCAGGCGAGGCTTTGCATCACCGAGGATCTGACGCTGTCGCCGGGCTTTTTCATGGCCGGTTGTGCCAGCAGTTGCCGCTTCGATTTCAGAGACTTTCTCCCGCTGCTCTTCTGGTTTAAGCGATGCCAGCTGACGCGCCTGGGTAACGGTGACCGTTCCGGACTCCACTGCATCGCGAACAGCCTGGGTGGCATCCAGCAGCGACAGAGTTGCGCGTACGGTCTGAATGCTGCAGCCAAACAACACCGCAATGTCGTCCTCATCGAGCCCGCGGTCGAGCGCGTCTGACATTTTTTTAGCCCGGCCAAGCGGTGTATCAGGTCGGCGAATTTCGTTTTCGCTGACCATGTATTTAGCCATCTGATTTGCTGACCCGCGCTTAACAACCCCAGGAACAAGCAGTGGGTCTTTGCCCTCTTTCAAAAGAAGCTTATTTGCCTCCAGGGTATGTTTTACGCGCTGACGGCCTACAACTACGCAGGTGAGCCCAGTTTCAGGGTCTTTCCAGACGATGATAGGTTCCAGTACACCCAGCTCTTTGATGTTCAGAACCATCCCTTCGTCGATAGGAAGGTGGATGCGCTCATCGTAAAGCGGGTGCGTTTTGTCGGTAACCAGGTGCAGGTTTTCAGGTTCGAACGTCAAAACGTTGGTTTTTCCGTTGGCGCCGTATACAAGCTTTGAGTCTTTAGCCATCAGAGAGCCTCCACATTACGGAAGCTGGTGGGGCAAATTGCTTTCAAATCGCGCATAGCCTCTAGAACATGCATATTTGTGCGATTCTTGGTGTGTCGCTCGGTCAGGCGATCACACTCTTTCGCCCATGATTTGACCTCTGCGAGAAGGGCGTCACGTTCGGTGCGCGTCTGGCGCAGAGCTACATTCGAAACATCGAGGACGGTAGCCAGTTCCTTGATGATTGCTGCCTGTGCTGGTGGCATAGTTTTGGCTATTTCGTACGCCTGTTTGATCAGTTGATTTGCTGTCTTAGCCATCTTTTGTTCTCCATCTGACGCGCTGCAACGCGTAAATTTAGGGTGCAGCAACCCAACCCATGAGAATGGGTTAGATGCTTGGTTAATTTATCGCTTAGCTTCGCCGCCGAGAGCTTTGGTCAAATCAGAAATCAGAGTACTCATTTCACCTGTCATGAGAATGAAATCTGCATCGAACCGCTGTGCTACATCCTCACGATCGATATCATCATTTTGAGATACGAGCTCATCAGCGAATTTAATACGCTTAATGGATACGTCGTCACAAAGGGTAAAGCGAATACGATCCTGCCAATCGAGGAATAATTTAGTGACAACCTTTCCAGCTTCGATGTGGGTATGAATTTCGTCACTTACGAGGTCTTGTTTCTTGAAGCGTCCAATACCTCCGGCCTCCAAAACAGCTTTAATTTCTGCTTCATCACCCAGATTAAAACCATTAGGCGCGCTGCCTGAACGAACCCATTCAGTCATCGTTAGCTCGACAGGCTCTTCCATTGTCAAAGGAACGACGGGAAGAGATCCCAGGGTCTTGCGCAGGAGTGCCAGGGCATCTTCAGCACTGCGCGCACTGGAGGCATCGACTATGACCAGGTGATCGGTGGTATTCACCCAGATTCGCGTGATGATGTTCCGTGAGAAAGCCCTGGGGAGAAGACTATGTAAAACCTCATCGCGTAGAGCATCCTTTTCAGTCTTTTTCAGACGTCGCGCCTGTTCTGATTCAAGCTTAGAAATTTTCTTGTTGAGCTCATCGGTAATGGTTGGGCGTGGGATAATTTTCTCTTCCCGGCGGATCACGAGCAGAAGCTGACCGCTAACAAAATGAAATAGCTGGTCAGAATACTGTCCAAGGGGAGATACCCAACCGGATTTAGCCATATCCTGACTCCCGCAAGGAGAGAAACGGAATGGTTCAAGCTTGTCTGCCAGATCCGCGATGGTGTGTTCTTCCACGATGGTAATATCGCGAGAGAGCCGGTAAATAAGAGCATTTTTGAAGAAGTTCATTTCGTTTCCTCGATCCGCCACTGCAATGGCATCAGGTTAGTTATCTCCACACAACAAAAAGAGCACTACAGCGTTCTGCCGTTCCATCCTGGCTTTTGGTACCGCAACGGCTGCGAGATGTTTTTTGCATGCCAGCGCTCTTTTGGTTGTACCCTCGTCTCTTCCGAGGCGTCACACCTTTTCGCCACGCTGGTGGGGCGTACGTCGTGCCTGAAACACTTAGCTTGCACATTCTTCCGGAATTCCTGAGAGCGCATGGATAAAGGTAACTCTCTGGCGGCTAACGCTGCATGTGCCATACAGCGGTTGCGAATATTGCCGTTCACAACTGGAAGCGCACTCCTTCAGTTACAAACCGATCCCCACCGGAAAGAAGGGGAATGCGCTTCCATGTTGTGTGCATTCGGTTATCGGATAAACGTAATGTAGGATAACTTACCTAAGGGTGTCAATGATGTTGGTAGGAAATCTTACATTGAGGTGTGGAAAAAAAGCCGACGATGAGGTCGGCTGTTTCTAAAAGAGGGAGGTTATAAGTCAGTTACAACCTGGCGAACGACTCCGACAATCTTGCAATTTCCGTTTACTTCAAGGACTCGGTAATTTGGGTTCAGGGGGACCAGGTATTTTATAGGCCCATCGATTACAAACTTTTTGAGTGTAGCCTCGGCAGATCCCATCACCTGCGCGACAACTATCTTACCGTTAACCTCAAATAAACTACCGTAATCAGGGTCAACGACAACGATTGATCCTTCGGGGATGCTGGGAGCTCCATTCGGGTTGGTCATTGAGTCCCCACGGACCTTGAGAGCAAATCCTTCATCACAAAGGTTAGCTGTAGTATAAATCCATTCGGAAACATCGCTTTCAGTCACGGGAGCTCCGCTCTCAGTCCACTCTCCAGCTTGGACCCAAGATAGGACGGGTATTCTTTTCACGCCAAACCGTTCTGTTGGTTTGTAAGCCGCCTCTTCAGCATCTGATTCACCCTGGCCGCTTATAATCCACTGAGGGTTTGTTTTTAACGCAGTAGCCAGCGCCTGAAGGTTAGATCCTCCAGGTTCATAGTCGCCTGATTCCCACCCAGTAACAGTTACACGATTCACGCCTACTAATTTGGCTAAAACCGCTTGGGTTAGTTTCAGTTCTTTTCGTCGAGCCCTGATGCGTTCATTCATTTTCATGTAGGTAATCCTACCATTTTGTGATGTAGGATTCCTTGACCTTATAATGTAAGATATCCTACTATCATGAAGTCTATTCCTTCCCATCTGAGGCAAAAATGAAAAAAGAAGACGTGATCTCTTACTTTGGCACGGTCGGCAACGTAGCAAAGGCTTTAGGCATCTCACACGCATCTGTATCCGGCTGGGGCGAGATTATTCCAAAAGGTAGAGCGTTTGAAATTCAGGCACTAACAGAGGAGCAACTGAAAGTTAATCCCGAACTTTATACAAAGCCTAATCAAACAGCAGCTTAACCGTAACTACAAATCGAATTTTAAAGGGGTAGGTGTGACAAAAAAAATTGAATCAGAGGTGATAAAGCGGTTGCAAGCGCTCAACCCTGAAACGGTAAGGCTGGATGAAATGAATCGAGTAGTGACTCTGATCGGGTGGACCTTATCAGAAAAACTTCCAGACACCTATAGCGATGAGAACAAAGGCAAGGATATCGAACATGACTCCGATTCGCTTGGGATTTCTCGGGTAACCAGAAATGGTTGCTGTAACCCGACCGAGGCCGTCGTACTGGAGCATTTCCTGGTAGGGGTGGTTAATCCACTCACCAATGCCCCAAAAAAAGACGCCAAGGGAAACCAGTGCTGTAGGGCCAGGAGGATATGCAGAAAGAACTCCAGTACCGTTCAGCAGAAAAACGAATGCACCAGCGACAATCAAAACTTTGTACCAGTAGTCCAGAGTCAATTTAGACAAAGGGTTATTCATTTAATACACCGGCTGTTCCGTGGGCTAAGAAAGTGATTTTAAGCGAAGGGTTATCAACATGGTAGAACAAAAGCAAAGTATGAAAGATGTAGTCAAGGCTATGTGTAAGTCCATACATGGTGGGCGTGAGGCTATGGCTGGCGCGCTAGGCATGACCTTAACGCAGTTCAATAACAACCTTTATGAGAAAAATGGTTGTCGTTTCTTCGAAGTCAGCGAACTGGAAGCGATGGAGGACATTTCCAACACGTCACTACTGGCAGACTACTTCGCCCGCCGTCGTGGTGCTCTGCTGGTGGATGTTCCACACCTGGAAGAGCTTGATCGCGTGGACTTGTTTAGCCGGGCAATGCGTACCTCTGCCGCCAGAGGGCAGGTTGATCAGATTATCGAACAGGCACTTGAGGATGGCGTTATTGAAAGGCATGAGGCCGAAGAAATCATGGTGCATCACCGCCGCCACCTGGCAGCTCGGGAAGAAGAGATTGCCGCAATTATCACGTTATTTTCACGCAAAAAGAAGTGACGCCAGCGAGTTGCAGCTCCTGGCGTCGTGGCGTGTCGTTATCAGTGGAGATTACTAACGCATGAACAGTTTATCAACACAATACCGCAGGTCGCAACTTGTAGCGCGGCCAGTTCCTGGTGGAGCAGGACCGGTGCAGTTCGTGTATGGGGTAAGAGTACCAGGCGGGTTCGAGCCTGTCTGCTACCAGTTTGCTCAGTGGGTGGTAGGGGACTTTAACGGCCAGGCGGAGAAAGTATGCGAGAGCTTAACCGATGGTTCAGAGA